GGGCACTTGGTACTTGGGCACTTGGTACTTGGGCACTTGGTACTTGGGCACTTGGTGTTTTTACAGTTGGTGCATTTTGCACTGGTGCGGTATATCTACTAGCAATATCAAATCCAGTAGCTTTTGTTCCTTCTCCAGTTGGAGTAAGAATATCTTTGACATCGATACCTTGTGGGAATATCTTAGTTAAAATTGCTTGTGGAACAACTTTAGGATCAATAGCACCACTTTGAATAGCAAAACGAATCTCTTTAACAGCTTGTGGATCTTCCGCTTGCTTGGCTAAGAAACTTACTACGCCAGAAGTTGCTTTGGTTGGATCAGATAGATATTCATAACCCAAAGCCGTTTGCAACGCAGGATCTTTAATTAAGCTGAGTAAACCACCAGTGCGTTGATTAAGCTCTTGTGCTCCAGCTTTTGCTTGTGGAACATTTACTTGAGAAGTATTTTGTCCTTGTGTTCTATTAGCTGGCAATCCACTTAAATTTCCAGTACCAAAAAATGCATCTCTATTTTGCAAGGCATTTTGTTGACCAGCAATACCCGCTTGCAAGTCTTGCAATTCTTTAGTTTGCCCTGCACGAACTGCAGCACGTTTAGCCAATCCTTCAGTTGGGCCAGCTGCACCGCCAGACCACCAAGCTGAAGCGTCAGCTAAATCTTGTAAAAAGTAATTTTTCTCAGCTTGCTTTTGATTATAAAGATCTTGCATTTGAGCCAAAACAGACTCATTAGCTATAGTCTGTTTTCCTTTAGTACCACTTTTAACAGAAGGGTCTTCTGGAATAGCGTCTAATCCTGATGCTGGGGTATCTGCCATAATTTATCTCTTAAGAATCTTTGTTTAATATATCATTTGTAGGGTTATTTTCTATCGCTGGTCCGGTATAATCAGCTATGGGCTGATTGTTAGTATCACTTCCAGCGTTATAAGTAGGACCACTTCCTGTAGAAATAGTTTTTCCACTAGCATCTAAAATGTCGCCGTTTTGATTTGTAAAGGTGCCATCAGGATTTGGTGTAAGACCAGCTCCACCTTGACCAACACCATACCCACCACTAATATCAGAACCAGGAATGGGAGTATTACTGCTTTTATTACCAAAAATAGAACTAATTAAACCACCAAATCCTCCAGTTACCCCAGGAATTAATCCACCAGTTGCTGGATTTTTTCCATTGGCGGGCTGTCCAAACAATTGACCTAATATGCCACCAGTACCTGTTTGGCCACCTAAAACAGACGCCAAACCAGCAATTTGATTTAGAGGGGACAATTGAGTTTGGTTATTAACTGTAGTAGGGGCTTGAATACCACCAAGAATTTTACCGTAATTAGATGCATTAATAAATGGAGCAGCTTGTTGATATTGTCCAACATTTAATAAGTTATTAATGTTTTCCTGACCAACTGTACCAGCACCAATACCCGCTTGAACGCCAGTAGATTGGTTTTGTAATGCTGCTTGGTTTTGTTGACTAAATAGTTGAGATTGAGCATCAGTTAGTGCTTTATCTGCTGCTGTTTGAGAACGCAAACTACCAAATTGACCAGAACCAATACCCATGGCAGTTGGTTGCGCCATTAGGTTTGGAGCTAACTGTTGTAATTGCTGATTTTGTGCTTGAAATAAACCACCTAAAGCTGTTTGAGTATTAGGTGTTACGTTGCCAGAAGCATCCACATTCCAAGGATTAGCAGCACCCGAAGCAATACCTTGCAACGTATTACCAGCTTGGGTAAATGCGTTAGTTGGCCCAGCTAAAGTATTGACAGCATTTTGAGCAACAGTGTTTTGTGGAGTAGGAGCAGCGCCAGCAGCTTGCCCCGCTTGATTGACAACATTTTGTTGTGCGGTATCAAACCAACCAGGTAAGGTTGTAGTTTGTTGCCCAGTATTGGAAATGAAGCTATTTAAACCAGCCATTTTATTTTCTCACTTTACGTTTTGCATCTGTCAAATATGACAATGGACCTTTACTATCGGGAGGAAGATGCTTAGCATCTGCTTTGCGTTTATGATCCCGAATAACACGCAAAAATTCGTCTAATACTTTAGCACCAGAATCATTACTACCATTACCTAAACTAGATACTACATCCGCTGGAATAACAAATTCACCATTAGCCAACATAGCAGGCACACTATCACTCGTGCCATCACCATCACCTTTAACATAGCGGTTGGCCATAGAGGCACCGCCTTCAGAATAAAATTCTGGATTATGAATTATACCACCTTGCGCTTTGTTTAACACTGGTAAACCAGATAATATATAACTAATTTGTGATTTTGTTAGTCCGGGGCTTAAAGGTGTGTCATTAACATTGCCGTAATTATAGTTACCTTGACTATCAAATAAAGAAGATGAATTTGTAGAGGATCCACCAGTGGCAAATGATTGCGTTTCTGGTTCGGAAATAATTGGTAATCCCGATAAACTATAAGTATTCATAGATTTTGTCAAACCTGGTGTTAAATTTGTTAATCCTGCGGTCGTATCTTGATTGTATTGCTGTTGAGCAGAAGTTCCTCCAGTGCCAGTGCTTCCACCAAGCCCAGCAATTGCACCAAGCCCAGCAGCAATACCAGTGCCAGTGCTTCCAGTGCCAGTGCTTCCAGTGCCAGTGCTTCCAGTGCCAGTGCTTCCAGTGCCAGTGCTTCCAGTGCCAGTTGAGCCAATGCCACCAGTGCCAGTTGAGCCAGTGCCACCAGTGCCAGTTGAGCCAGTTGAGCCAGTGCTAGGTAAATCTATTATTGGCATCGGTGTTGGTGAAGTTGTGCCGTTACCTGTGTCACTAGGAAGGTTTGTACTTGTACCTGGAGTAGATGGGGTAGTTACAGATCCTACACCACCGGTTGTTGCTGGAGTGGTTTTTTCTGCTCCATTTATAACATTTAATACATCCGATGGATTATTAAAATAAGGTAATTCACTGCCCACTGGTAGTGTTTTAATTAAATTACCTTCACCATCTCGTACTTCAATTTCGCCGTTTTCTGACTTAACATAACTATCACCTGTTGATGGATCTCTTACAGATGTCGCAGTATTATTAGTATAAGTGGAAGTAATACCCTTGTCTGATGTTGCTTGATTTGCTAATGGATTAGGTATAGGTTGTCCATTAGCGTCATACATCAAATTGCCATTTGCATCTAATATATACGGACTAATAAATGCCGCTTGTTCTGGTGACACACCTTTTGTATCAGACTTAACCAAAGGTGTTGGCTGATCGCTTGTTGTGTTGCTTGCTAACGGAGCGTAATTTGTAGCTTCCGGAGAAGTTTTTATTGAGTTCTCAATATCTTCTAATGAATGCGCTGTTGCTCTTTGTATTCCCCAATAATCTAATTCAGCTGCAGTTGGATCGCGCCCATAGTATTTTTGGTACATTTGGGACACAGGGTCAAGTGCATTTTGGTAATTAGTTAAAGCGTTTGTATATTGACCAGTTAATGTTTGTACCTTAGTTAATTCGTTACTTATATCTGTAAATTGTTTATTAGTTGTATTTAATGCGGATTGTGCATCAGTAAAGTTTTTAGCTAAAGGCGTGATTTGAGTATTCAAATCTTGCATTTTGTTAACAACACTTTGCAAAGTATCTGATGTAACTCCGGGAAGGACAGTTCCCGATTGTGCATCTTTAGGAACACCCAACGCTGCTAATTGTGCTTCGTATTTATCGTTTGTTTTAAAAGGTGTATTATCAGCTACTAGTTGACCGTTTTCATCTACCTTTAATTTTTGTTCACCTGCGTTAGCTTGAGCCCTGTCTGTTAAATAGCCTTGTAAATCGTTAGTACTTTCACCTTTTCGGTATCCGTCTAAAGCAGTATAAGTGTCTCTAGCAGATTTAAATTCATCTATTAAAGGCTGTACTTTTGCTACAGAATCAGTATACGTTGCCAAATCTGCTTGAGATTTTTCTTGTATTTGCTTAATAGCTTGCGGAATATCTTCCGTGCCAGTTAAACCTTTTACTTCGTTCATTGCGGCGCTTAATCCTAATTTAATAGAGCTACCCAATAATGAACTACCGAAAGCTTCTGCAGCGCTACGACCCATAATTGCTGAAGAAGTTGCAGCACCGGCCGATACACCAAGCACATTGACCGCTGCTTTACTTAAACCATCTAAATCATTAGAACTTAATGAACTTGTGAGTGCTCCTGCTACCGCGCCGCTTGCTGCACCAGTTAACGGGTCTTTACCTTGTAAAATTGCACCAACGGCACCTGCAATAGAGCGTCCAGTGGCACTTGCAATCGCTGGACCAAATGTATCACTCATGCTAGATGTAACAGCTTTTAGTGCTTCAGTTGAAGATAACCCTTGAGCTAATCCGGCTGTTAATCCTGCAATGGTTCCTGCTGTAGCAATTTGACTAACATCACCACCGTTTAGCGCTGTTACTGCAGCAGATGATATTGAAGCTGAAATTCCTGTGCCTACAGCAGCCATTGTACTTGCAGAAATTGTGCCTGCCGCAACTTCACCGGCAAGTAACCCTTCTGCTGCTGCGGCACCCAAACCACCAGTCATATAAGTTAAAGCTGCCGCCTCAATAATTGGTAACGGGTCATCTAAAATTTTTTGACCAACTTTACCAACACCTTGAACTACACTTTCAAAAGCATGACCAACAGAATTTACTGCGCCAGAAAACGCATCTCCAATACCTCTAAACGGATCAAACCCTCCACCGCCGCCACTCATTCAAACACCGTAATATGTTGGCCATCTAGGACTTTATCCCCAGATTGAATTTTAATTGGAACAGCTTTAAATTTTAAACCTGCTTTTTTCATTAAAGGCTCAATAGCAATACCAGAAGAAGTGAAAGTCATTTGATGAAAACCACCGGCTCTTAATGCTTTATCAAAATGTTTTAGGCTTTTTACAAAAGTTTGCGGTTTATCCGCCGTAAACATCATGGCGTCACCCGTTCCGTCACCATGATTATCAATTAACATAAAACTGTCGTTGGCTCTTAAAACTCTAAAATTTGGTTGTTCTACCATTTTTCTAATAGCAGCGTAGGCTTTTTTAGGATCCACACCAAGCCCAAATTTTTCAATATCTTTTTCAATAATTTGGTAAGGCGTCATACGGTCGATCTTTGACAGGCCGCCCTTATCTTTGACGGAATCTAAGCCACTTTGTGTGTTAGAATCTTGTTTCATAAATATTTCTATTATCTACTTGGACCATTAATTATGGTTGTAAACTCCAAAGCCCAGTCTTGCCATGTAGCAAAAGTATATGGATCAGGAACTGGATAAGTACCAAAGGTTTCCGATTGTACAATATTCATAGCTCCGTCCCGCCAATTTTCTTCAGGTTCAAACTCAATGTTTCTTTGACCGTAGTAAATAGCCAGTTCACCATTCCATTCATCCCATGTAGCATAATCAGGAAGAAATGGAAAGAAAACTTGAGGGTTAAGGGCGTTCGTCGCCATACTCTGCAGTAATCAAATTACGACCCATTTGGTAATTGCCGTTGATTTCGTTAGATTCAAATTTTAAACGCACCAAACGATGTTCAACTCGCAAGTCAATTTTACCAGTATCTTTGGTAAAGTAGTAAGGTCCAGAAGATTCTTCGTATGGACCAGAGGCAAACTTACGACCTAAAATAGTCATTGCCATAGTACCGTCTTGCAAAAAGTTTGGTTCAACACGGCGAAGGTGCATTCTACGATTAATACCTTGTAAAGAATTTTGACTAGGATTTCCAGTTAACCAACTAATATCACTGGTAGTAATACTAGAGTATACCGCAATTTCTCCAAGTAGGTTAATTTCGTTAACACCATACTCATGTTGCCAAATATTAAATCCACCAGTAACATAATACACCAATTGACCGATAGCTAAAAAATTAGGTAAATCAGTTGAGCAAGTTATTAATGTTACGCCCTTTGGTGCAGTATTATTGTTAAAAATAAACTGACTAGATGTTATTAAATATGTGTTGTTAAGACTATTTTCAGTGCTAAAACACAATGAATCACCAGGGCTAAATAGTGGTGTTTGATCACCTTCCAAATATAACTGGTTAGCTTGTGCAGCAGGTTCCCCCGTTGGTGCACCTATCATAATATGTGGTTGACCAAAAATAGGATCATAGTTCCAGTCACACCAAATTGGTGTTGGGAATAGCTCTGTGGTATAGCCACAAGAACGTTGTGATCCTTTTGCTTGACCAGCATCATACCACAGCTGATCTTTTACATTATAAATAATAGCATCGGTACATTCTGTAGCGGTGCCTCTAGGGTAAAAGAACCAAATCTCATTATAACGTGGTACTTTGGTTGCCCATACTTTTTGACGCTGTGAATAGTTTAAATTGTCAAAAAGGTAGTTTACATTTTTATCATTAGGCAGTACTTTTACGCTACCGTTGTATAGGTAGAACCTATCAACACCCATCCAAAAATAGATACCGTCCATTTCAACAACAGTGCTAGATGACATAATTGAAATTTGGCTAGAAATAATGTCGTATGTCCAGTAAATACTAGTTGCTTGTGAGTTAAAAGAAACTCGAATTAAACTGTCAGTAGCCCAAAACAATCCAGATGGTGAGTTAGTACCACCACGCATGGTCATGCCCTTAACAATCTTAGATGGTGCTACGTTAGTTTGGTTGGCAAATGGGCCGTTCCAATCGTAAAAATTGCGTTCAAGATAAGTGGCACTAACATTATTGTTAGCAATAAAACCATTTGATCCGTATACAAAAATAAATGGGTACAGCACACAAATACCACCATCAACACTAATAGGCTTGTATGTTGGATTTTGCCCTTCACTATCGGACAAACCAGTAAATGACCATTGGTAATTAGCATCAGGAGTAATGGCACCAACCAATACTTGTGATGGCACACCACTGTCAATGTTAACTAAATTTTTACCAGGGTGAGCAAAAATAGCTAAGTCGCCACCTTGCGGACTAAACTGTGCATCAAACTGCCAAAGGTTTCTGTATGGACCATCTACTGGATCTGGTTCAAATACTGCATCATCATTTAAATAAACTGTTGTAGGCGTTCCAACAATAGTGCCGCCAGTAACATCTACTGTAGTGTTGGGCGAACTATAGGTTGCTGTGCTGACCGTATAGTTTGTAGCAGTGTTACTTTGCTCAAATATAACTTGAGTGCCTGCAGGAAATGTAGTAGTTAAATTGCCAGCAACTGTAAACGATGTAGTGGTATTAGATACCAATTTAACAAACGCAGTGCCAGGCAGTATTTGTGCAGTAAACGGACCACTACCAGTACCATAGCTTGTACTAGTAGTATACACATCTAATTCTTTGTAATTGCCAGAAAATAAATAATTAACGCCATTATACGGCTGAGAAATTAATCCTCTAGCAATACCCACCAAACCGCTAAACAACGTACGATAACCGCCAATTTTCTTTGGTTCACCACGTTGAAAACGACACCACACACCATCGGTGTATTGATCATTTTGGAATACAGTACCATCACGCCTAATTCCAGCCGGAATTGCTAGGCTGTAAATTGAGGTATATTGTGAGGTGTCCTGTTGCTGATTATCAGCCGCCATTTAGAACTGACCACCACTAATCAATTGAGCGTTTAATGCTGCGTTTACTGTCACTAACGGAGCAGAAGGGTTTGAATTATCTATTTTAATAATATCAGTTGAGTTTGCTGATAAACCCAATATGTTGTTACCCACCAAATACATACCAGTGTGCGTGTCATTATTAAACGCATACGCTGGCAATGCCGCTGTTCCGTTACCAGCAAGGTAAGAACCGGTGGTAGAAGAAGTTAGTGGATATAGATTTAAGCCATCGCTAAGGATGGTAACAATTTGACCAGCTTGCAATACAAATGGCGGTTGTGAACTGCCTTCGTTTTGAAAGGTTATATCGTATCCAATTTGATTCGTGTCATTTACAAACACATAAATCTGAGTAACCGCTGGTAAAGTAACTGCTAGTGTGGCTATTCTTGTACCAGATTGCGCAATATACGTTTGAATAATTGGTGCAAAATTGACTAAACTAAATGTATTACCTGGAATAGAGTCTACATCATATGTTGCTGCTGTAAAAGTTAACGCATTTGGATTTGCTAAACCAACGGTAACAAAACCATTTTGCCCAGCATCTAAAAATATAAAACCTGAATCGCCAGGATTAAAACTAACGGAAATTTGACCATTAATAGTGTTAGGCGATGTGGGCGTAATATTAACGGTGCCTGTACCATTGTTTCTAAAACCAATGTACCAACCAGAAGATAAGTTTTGAATAGCGGGTAATGGTATAGTTACGGCACCAGCGTTCCATACAAAAGTCGCAGCGCGGCTTGAGTCATTAATTGTTGGAACAGAGGTTATATCAATTGGATTTTGTGTGGTAGCCAATTTACCATCAACAGTTGTTAAACCATAGCCCGCCAAAGTAGCGGCATCGGCTATAGAAGTTCCTGCACCAAAAGTTACATTATTCCAGATGCCAGCAGCAGAAGTATTGTCAGTAAGATAAAAATATTTACTAATGCCAATGGGTACAGTAACACTTGCTCCACCAGTAAAATTGGTAATAATAAACTCATGAGCACCTAAATTACGAAAAAGAATGTCTGCACCCAAAGTGCCTTGGTCGGCTTGGGGGAGAGCAATTGTTAAACCATCAGTTGAAGCAACACAGTCAATAATGCGAGCAGCAGGAGGCTGACTACCATTTACAGTAGACGGCCAATAAAGAATTTGATCTGTACTAAAAGGAAGTGCAAGATAAGACACATCCGTTGGGGTAACAACGGTGCCTGTAAAAGGTGAGGTATAAACGGGTGTCGTAGACATATTTTATGGTTCCTGAACCGTAGTATTGCGATCTATACGACGAGAATTATCTTCTTTTTTAAGCGCCGCTAGTGCATCTGTGTAATAACCTTTCCACATCTGCAATTTATCTAATGCTTTTAAATAGCCTTGGGCTTGCAAAAGTGTGCCATATAGCATGGCTTGTGGTGCTATGGCTGTCCATAGGTTTTGCTGATTAACTTGATCCAAGGGCTGAATCTCAGCGTAGTAAATAATTTCTACTGGATAGTTTTGATCTGGAGCTGGTGCAAAGTTCCAATTGCTATAATCATACTCAGCATAATAAATTGGTGTGCCGTTATCTGATTCTGACAGGTACTGTGCTATATAGTCTTGGCTGCGCATTAACACTGGCATACCATTGACTTTCATCGATACGGTTTTACGCCAACGCGCTGGTTTGTTAAGCACCGTTTGGTTTTCTGCCAAGTTGGTTTCCACTACAATCAATTGCATGTAAGTCTTGAGCTCAGCTGCAATAGAAGACTCAGCCAACGCAATCAGGTTGGGAATCTGTGCAATAAAGTCTGGATCGTTACGTTCCATGTATTGCTGGACGTTAAGTACCAGCGAATCATAGGTCATTATTACGCTCATCGTGTGTAGTAACTTATGTTAGGTTGGAAGTAGATTGGTGACTTATCACGATCTTCTTCTTCAAATTGAGTACGAGCATCTAATGCCAACTTTTCCAAATAAGCCACTCGGTTCAGATCAATCTGTGGCAATTGCATTGCCAACTTGTGTGACAAGGCTGCTTGGAAATATGGAATAGCACGATCAGGCATATACAGCTCGTTGGTTAACGAACCCACATCTTGGGGTTGCAATTCCAAAATAAATGAGAACACTTGGAAGTTATTATTTGGTACTGGCCACAAATACATCTGTGGCACAATCTGGCGATCAAACCAATATTGTAATGTGCGTTGACTTGGAAATTGTTTGTTTGGCAACGAGAAATAATCAGTACGATTAAGACGTGCCATAGGGATTACTTGTTGGCTTTGAGCAAACTGAATAGATCTTAGTGAGAATGTATTAGCTGTATCACGATTTTTTAATCTATAACAGTTAAATTGTTGCGTTACATTGATACCAAAGTAAGCCCAGTTACGGTCAGACAAAGTGGTTTCTGGTAATGATTCCCACAAAGACCAGTTAACGCCATCGTTACTTACTTCAAGATCAAGATTATAAGTAGCAGTGCCGCTAGGTGCGTAAGCATTAAAGCCGACATAAAATATGCGAGTCTGCGGGCTGTAAGCTGCACCAAAGTAGTTTTCAGAGAGAGTAGATGTTGCATGAAGACTTAAATCGCTGTTATAGTTTTGATCAAATAAAATAGGGGAATCTGGGTTGTCTATCGGCAACGCACTAGAGATAGTTGGGTTAACAATGTAGACCCAGTTTGCTTCCAAAACATCCACGCAGTTAGCTGGCATGTCAAGGATTTGCTGATTGGTTTGTGGGCCAAGTACTTCGACTTTTTGCAACCAAATGTTAATACCACGGTTGGCACTGTTTTGAAGGATATAAAATAAAGCTTGACGGCCTGCGTTAATGTACTCAGGCGTCATTTCTTCTGCTGTTTTACCAGCATCACGATAGGCGTACGAGATCAACTGATCAACAGTGATCTTAGTCTTGTTGTACGTATCAGAATACGCCATTAACGACCTCTGCCAGCGGCTCGCTTAGCTACAGTTTTTGGTAGATTTGCTTGTGCTTTACCAGCTTTGATAAACTCTTTGCCAACCTTTTTAGGAATGCCAAGGGTAGATTTACCAGCTGCCGCAGCATACATTGCTTTTTGCTGTTGTTCGGATTTGATTGGCATTATGAGCAAGTCCCACCAGTCATCATTTTTAAAGCGGCACTTTTAGTACTAGCTTTAGATGATTTAATTTTGGTTTTAATAGTTTTGTCTTCATCACCAGCTTTTTTACTGCTTTCAGAAACATTACCACCTTCTTTAAAAGCAACATCAGTATTACCAACATCTTTTAAAGCAGCGCTTGCAGAATCTGCTTTGGCAGGAGTAATTTGCTTAACTTTTTTAATAGCGTCTTTATCACCAGCTTTTTTCTTAGCTTGATATACGTTTGTCACTTCTCCACCAGACTTGTATTTGCGAACTGTAGATCCTTCTTTTTTTACACGTTTGCCAGCTTTTAATTTAATTTCAGTTGGTTCTTTATCGTGTTCAGCTTCATCATGTTGTTTAAAAGCTTTTTTTATCATGGCTTTATCTTGAGCCAAATCAGTACTTCCGCCTTCTTTCATTTTTTTACCGCTTTTTCCACCCCAACACATTTCTTTAACTTTAGCGTGTCCACCTTCTTTAAAATGTTGCATTTTAGGTAATGATTTAAAGCCTTCCATGATATTTCCTTTTAGGTTGTTCTATATATACTTATGCAAAAAAAGGGCGATTTACGCCCCTAAAAACAACGCTCTTTCCCGTTTTCTGCGGTTAATTAGCACTTCTGGTTTATTCCACATCAAAATAGCGTCTGCCGCTCCCTGAAGGTCATTTTCGTTAATCTTGCGCAGTACGGTAGATTTACGGAAATTGGTCTCGCCAATATTGAAGCACAGGCTGTACAAGGCGTCGTATTGGTTCTGTGTAAGGGGTACCTTCACGTTGTTTTCAACGGCCTCACTACACCACTTTAAATCGCTTTGTAGAAGCTCTTCTACTTGTTCGTCAGTTAAGGTAGTAGTTAATAGGTGTTGTTCACTAGGTTTAATCAGATGCCCCACCCCAATTGTCCAAAGCCCTTTAGAGTCCTTATACGCCTTGTTGCGCAGACCTTCTTCTTTGGTAATAAACGATAGTGTGGATTTTGCTATTGCCATAACGTTTTCTTCAATTTGGGTGTACTTGTCGGTAAAGTGGATTGCTGCCGCAATGCCCAACAACCAC